CTATGGAAGAAACTCCGTAACCGCCTCCGCATAAGCAGAATAATGACTGGGTGTCAAGTGCGCATAGCGGCGTACCATTGATTCAGATTGCCACCCACCTAAGTCTTGCAACACATACAGCGGAGTCCCCGATTGCGCATGCCAAGACGCCCAGGTATGCCGCAGATCATGCCAACGAAAATTCTGTATCCCTGCTCGCTGCAATGCCCGATGCCAAGCACGGGTATTCACACGACGAACAGGCTGACCACGGTAAGTAAATACCCATTCATGATGGTGCCCACATTGCGCCTGAAGTACCTGCATCGCATGCAGCGATAAGGGAATCCGGATTGCTTGCCGTCCCTTCGCCTGATCGGCAGGAATACGCAGGACCTTGCGCACAAGATCGACCTGATCCCAACGAAGTTTTAATACATTGGCCTGACGTAACCCCGTCGCCAAAGCAAAAATCACGATAGCGCGTTGATGTAATGGCAACTCGGACAGCAACGAGCGAGCTTGAACAGGCGTCAACCAGCGAACCCGTTTTGTCGGTTCTGGAAACAGTGAAATATGAGGACACCGATCAATCCACAGCCAAATATCAAACGCACGGCGCAGGATAGAACGGATCAACGCCAAATAACGATTTGCAGTGGATGGGGAAGTCTCAGCCGCTTTTAGCGTAGCCACACGCAAGATTAAATCGCTATCAATAGCAGCTAACTTCTTTCCATCAAAGTGAGAAGCAAGCCAGCGTAATTTAGCGGCGTCTTCATGCGCCGTTGCTTTGTGAGATTTCTCGGACAACCAGCGTAGTGCAGCGTCATCCCATAAAAAATGAGACATAACCTCTCCTAGGTTCTTAATCTTTTTGGGATGGTATGGCGGAGAAACTACAGGGCGGCCTTGCCGCAAAAGAGGGTCAGCGCATCACTAACGCGCCATAACAGCGGTTTTGCGTCAGGGAGTAAGCGAGGAACGCGGAGAATGAATCGGAATCTTGATCTAGTCAGCGCTGCAAAGAACGCAGGCTAGAAGCGTCACCGTAGGGGGCTAGCCCCCTACACCCCCCATTGATCTACACTAGGCAGGAAAACAAAAGGGAAAATGACAATGACGCAAAAAGAACACAACGCAGAAATAATCAATGAACGGGAAGCACAAATTGCAAAAATACTCACCGAAACCAGCAAGCTGAACGCAGAAACGGCCAAGATACAAGCTGAAATTCACGAGGTGAACGCGCACACACAAAAATTGATGAAAGAAACCCTGAAGCTCACAACAGAATCAAAATGGTATCCCGTGGCAGTCGGCAGTGGCCTCATCGCCGCAGGAGCCGCAGCAGCAACAGCGATTATCAAATTCATTCACTAAATCAACTTGGAAACTCACGGCAACGCGTGCCCTGATGTAACCAACACATGTCCTGGTGTACTACGCGATGACGGCAACGCCGTAACCTGCCCCTGCGACGCAACACCCAGTTCCTGAGTACGCTCACGGTAGGGGTTATAGACAGGACCACGCCGCGCAATGCGTCGGCATTCACCGTCTGGAATGTCGTACAAGGTCCCCTGCTCGGTATAACAGGTGCAAGACATTCCCTTATACCTGCCTTGAGCGTCCAAACCTTCGCCCCCAGACATACAGATCAATTGAGGGTCCGCAGTGGGAGAACGGCTATCGTAAATGGGAGCCGTCCACGGCATCGACGCAAAACGCGGCAAATGATCCTTGGCATAGGCTGTCTCCGTCTCCCAGCGCAGAGCGTCCCCACTTTCTACCCCTACAGGATGATGGGACGCAGGAGCTTCGGGCTTCGCAAGCTCAGCGCCTTTCGCTGCCTGCGTCCCTAACACGCTTGAAGAAGAAGAGCGTAAAGTACGAACTGCAATGACGACACAGACAACGATAAGAATGATAAGCAATGGAATCAAATACACCTTAAAAGGAATACGCGCCTTAATGGTATGCACCTCAGCAGACTTATATAAGCCGTAGACCTGCGAGGGAAGAGTACGCAAAACATGTTCACCAAGATCACGATTGCTAGACGATTTGACATTGTCAATCAATTCGCCCCATGTCCATACATCAATCCAGCGTGTTCCAAAACGACGCTTAATAAAAGTATGTTGACCAATGAGACCACGCACAAAAGGATATAACTGCTGCGCCTGTTGCGTGGTCCAGACAAAATCCAAGCCACGGTGACGATGCTCGGCAAGCTCAAGCACATAATGCGGGGTGGGTTGCCGAGACGCATCATGCAAATGTCCGAACCACTTCCACGCTTCATCAATAAAGATTATCGCTCCATTAGGAACGAGATAATGACCTTCAGCATCTTTGGCGTTCCACTGGCGGGGGTCCTCAAGAACAGTAGCAAGCCCATGCTGTAATCCATCAATTCCGGCTGCAAAGAGTGGGCGCTCGGCGCGCTTAGACTCCTCTAGCAAACGCTCCATCATTAAAGCCGTCTTACCTCCGCCTGGAGTTCCTGTTAACAAAGTAATAGGCATTACGGCGCTGCTCCTGGTGTTGCCCCAAAACCACGTTTGAATAGATATAACCGACCATTTAACACGGCAAATCGGGCAACATACGCAGAGATAATCATTGAGACAGCACGATCAAAATTAAGCATACCCAGCCCACTCATGGCCATCTCCCCTAAGCTGCCTTCTGCAACCCCCACATTATCCATATAGATATAAATTTGTTTAATAATAGGGGTAATTACAAAATGGTAAGACCCCCAATTAATGCCAAGCCAGACAAACGCCGCCATAATGAAATACCCTAATTTAGTCTTTAATAAAGAAAAAAGACCCGTTAACAACTGAGCAATAAACGCTGGCATAGATCACCCTTCTAAACGTCCACCCATAATCCGCAAACAAGCAAGCGCAGCTAATATCAAGACTAGTTTTCCGCCTATCTGCAAAAACTGGCAGACCGGAGTAGCACTAATAACAATTTGATTTCCGAATACATTAATAGGGATAGATTTAGGACACACACGAGAATAACCGCGCCCCTTATCATCAATCTTCACCTTTGGATATCCCTCACGCCCATATCCAGATTCATCAGAAAATGCGCCTGATGGGTCGCCCTCTTCTCCGGTATCCACAGTGCCATCCTTACCGGTCAGCGCATCCTTGATCGCCCCCACATCAGCATTGCCCTGATTCTTATCACCACCCAAAACAGCGCCCGCAGAACCTTTCTCAAGCGCGCACGCGGTGCGCCACTGTAATAACAACGACGCATATTCCATCGCATTACATTTCTCCCCTGTACAAATCGGCTGCGCATCGCAGGTGCCCCCCTTAATTTTCACGTCACGGCGTAGGCTGCACTCAATCCGCCACTGAATCCGTGCCTGACCACACATCACCGGATCACCGGAACACTGGGGCGGCACATCGCATCGCTCACCTCCAGAAAAAGACGACCCCTTATCTTTATCCTTATCTTTATCTTTCGCCTTAGAATCCTGCTCATCATCGGGGATACCGTCATGATCAGCATCTGCCTTGCATGTGCCATCAGCCCCGCGAGCTTGTCCAGAAGGACACTCATTCTTCTCCCTATCCCCTGCGCAACTTCCATCGGGAGCACGCACCTGACCGACAGGACACGCTTCCTTTTCAGGAATACATTCCTGTGTTTCTTTATCCGTGATCGTGCCATGCGGACACGCATCTAAAGGCTCACATACACCGTGTTTCGGTTGCTGTCCTTCGGGGCATTCCGGTTGCACAGGGTGACACACACGCACCCCAGGAAGATAAACATAATTGGCATTGCCACCGGACTTAGATTCGCACATCTCCTTTAACTTATCGCTATCACATACTTCGCCAGTGGTGCTTTCTGTCGTCGTTTCATCATCACCGTTACGGATAAAACTCACTAAACATCCATTATTACAACCTAATGAACCAGTGAATGGATAACGTCGTGTGATGCGTGATGAACGTGATTCGCAGGTATCATCATAATAATAATAACCAGAAATAGCGCCAGGTATCCTAACAACATAAAACCTATCTCGCGGGTGATATTCAACCTTAGATTCATTACGTCCCATCCAACAATCTTGAAAATTAGCCATTTTAACGGCTGCTTCATAAGCCTGCCCCTGATGAGGATAATGCCCACCACCATCAGGACCACCATTACCGCAAGACTTCCCCCACGCATACAACGGAAAGACCAGCAACGCGAATAGAATAAAACCACGCATTAATCCGAGTCCCAGAAAATAATAAGACCCGCCACACATAACGCCCCTAAAAATATCCACCCTGCCATCATGCCACCTGCTTATAAGAGGGTGCCTGTGCACAGACACCCCGACACATTGAATAAATAACCTATATCCTTAAAACGCTCTCCTAACCCACTTATACGTAGCAAGCAACGCAGCAATAAGAAGAACAGCACCACCAATTGACCCAATAGGCGTTGCTGCCGCTTTGAGCGCATCTACCACGGCGGAAATATCAATATCAGCGGCAAACACAGGTGAAACAACCGCATAAGAAAGCATCACACCAAAAACAATCGGTAACTTAGATTTAGACACGGTAACTATTCGTTTAAACATCTTCGACCTCATATCAATAATTTACGCAACACACGGAACACATAAGCCACAGCCCATAACAACAAGATGGCAGCACCGATTGATTGCGCATCGGAAATACTCAACTCAGGAAGCATGGACGACTGCGGCACCCACATCACGGCAGCACATTTGCCGCTCACTGCATCTATATCCGCCTCACGGCAGGCAGGAACGAGTAACGTTGCCGCCACACTCATCACGACACCTTAGAAAAAATCACATTCACAAAAGACGAAGAACGAGAACTGCCACTGACAGGCATATCAACAAGCGTTTTCTTACGAGACAAACCAACTCCATATTTATCCGGAACAAGATCAACAACAAAATCCCAATATTTAACCGTACCTATCGAATAACCAGCACTCAAACTATCAACATCTATATATATCTGAATCTTCATCAAATCTGTTTCAAAAGCAGCAAGCTGACTATAAATAGGGATATTAAAACCCTCCTTCGTCATCACAGTACGCACAATCACATCAGAAATAATCGTTATTTTTGGAATATCCACCAGCCAATCTCCGTCAAGTCAACGAACAATCATTCTACCGTTACAAACCTTATACATTTTCTAGAAATCAAGACGCCTTAGAAGAAACAACAGAAACAGGTTCCTTACTAGCAAACTCCTTTAATGCAGAAGACAAAGGAATCAACTTAAGACGTCTTAATACCAAGTTCCCATAATCATCCGTCCCATAAGAATCAGGATGTACCAAATACTCACCAGGGGAATACAAAGGTGCCGAACCCAACTTCAAACTAAATACAGTTTCATATGCGCCCCCCATCACCACAGCAGCACGCTGTTCCCGAAAAATCTGCGGCCCCATCTTAGTATTTACAGCACGCTCAATAAGAACATTATCTTTCACTCTCACAATAGACAT